GGATTTCTAGTCACTTTAGTCAGAGCTCGTACCAACTAAAGGACACCCCCCAAACTTAGCTCACCTCCGCATGGTCGCAACATGACAGCCCTGTAGAACTGGGTTACGGGTGAATCGCACTTACGCTGTAAGTGCAGCCAACCGTTGACGCAACTCAAGAATAATATCATCCTTGGTACGTGCAACGGGCGAAAAATCGAGGGACATCGGTGACAAGCACCCATCAACCTCGAGCTGAACACGAACTGGCGCGTCCGCTAATTTGTGTTCATCTAAAGAAACATGCGATTGACTGCTCGCATGCTCTACAACAGGTCCAGCCAAAGAAACACCGCTGGAACCCCAACTTCCATAATCAAAGAAGTCGCAAGTATACTCAACCCAAAGATTACCATTCAAAATGGAACCTGTGTTTATCGGAGAAGAGTAACTAATCAATAGAGCACCTTGTATAGCTTGTCTTAAGTCAGCATCAGTGGGTGAAATTCCTTGATACTGTGTATACAAGGGCTCATCAAAATCACCGATGGACGTGGCCTCAATGCAACCGCCATAAAAGCCGGTAAACGACATTGAGTCTTGTAGCATTGCCAAGTTGACATCAGTGAGATTTGCTACCGTGGATAATGTGGCAACACCATCGGCAGCATAAGCTAAAGTAAAAGAAGTATTTCCGGTATTAGTTGATGTGGTTGGATAATACCGAAAACAAAGTTTACGAAACATAAAGCGACCAAATGCATTAGAGACGCGCGACATAAAAGAATTTGTCGGTGCAAATGGCGTTGAACCACCAGCTCCACCATTGCCGTTAGGGCACACGGCAATGAAAGAAGCTAGGGCATCAGGGGCACCTGGAGCCTTAAACATCCAATTGAATGGTGTAGTGGCTGATGAGATAGGTGTAATTCGATGTGCCCCAGTAACTCGGAGACCATGCATGGACTTAAACCGAGCAGTACCAAAAGAAAACCGCTGTCCCAATTTTTGATTCGTGGTATAGTTGGCGGCAGCGGCACCAGAATTGAAAGACCCAAGTGAAGTACCACCCTTTGGGGCAGATGGATTACCACGTTTCTGTTGTGGTTTTTTCTTCATACCGCGCTGTTTAGCGCGTCTGGCCTCAATTTGTTTACGAGTTAGAGGCCCAGGATTGGGTTCAATCCCCACAAGTGGAGCGGGCGGAGGTTTGTACGGGCTAAAAAATGGGTCACCCTTGAGATATTGACCAAGCTCATAAGCACCAACACCAATCCCACCGATGACCGCAGTTGTACCTGCGGCGGCAGACCCGGCGACTATCACACGCCCAGCCGGGTTAGTTAGAATCCACTCACGAAACGCATTGTAAAGAGTGGAAGCTGAAGCTCTAGAAAACAAAGGTTGCTCAATCTCAAAAATAGATGGGGCTTCAATACCAACTCCAGCCTCTTCAGCTGTTAAAACTGCTGCTTCTTCCAAAAGAACGGCATTGCCATTCAAAGCATGCATAAGTCGGTTTTGCGCAACCATTGGGCCGGGATTAGGCTCAACACCAACGAGAGGAGGAGAAGGTGGAATTACTTGTATAGTCCTGATATTACGAATTGTTGGTAAAGGACGGTAATCCACTGTAGTTCGTCGGGTGGGAGACAAAAAATCCAGCACTTCATCAATTCCGTTCTCAAGGTACCACTCGACTAAGTCGGCAGTAACATCACGAAATTGATTCGGAACACCGGCACGCAAAAGCATATGTTCAGCTTTGCGCAGACAAAAATGTTCTCCATCGCGGAAAATCCGCTTGGTTTTTGCTTGTTTGACTTGATAACCGCGAGAATTAAGACACGGCCAAGCAGAACCAGATGGTCCAGGGTTCTTTTCGATACCGACCAACGTCCAATAGGAACGTCCGATCGGCCAATGATAAGGAGAGAATGTGCCATCAGCATTAACACGCTGTGGTTGTGTATTGTCACTGGTCTTTTGCTTGTTATGATCAATGACTATGTCTGAAATAATGACACACTTCTTATGAGATTTCCCGTGAGAAGACGAGCCAGAAGGGGTCTTCTTGTGCCCCACGGGGGGCATTGCGTCCTTTGCCTTTCGGCTACCGGTGGACACTCCGGTCTCTGCATTAGATGCACTCATTTTGAATTAGATTTTCACGTTACAGGTATTGGTGTAAAAACGCACGCTGGCCCTGATGTGTCAAAATCGTAAAGGCTGTATGCCAGCGGCGTATCCAAATCGTCCCCCAACTGGACGTGTTGCAAATCTTGCTCAAACAGTCTCTGTCGTTCGTGGTCCCAACCATAAACGTCGTAGAGCGCTGCCCAAGTGGCAGCATTGGGTGTATGTACTTTATATTTCATCTTCCACTCCTCAAATTTAGGTTGGAAAGCGTCATAGCCGTCAGTCAATGTCAACAAACGGTCCAAATACGCCCTAATCGGAGGTGAGGCACTAGCGGCAACATACAAACCCATTGCTACACCACGCACTAGCGATTTCGGATGGACATTGGTCGGTGGGGCAATAAAGTACCCAATCTTCGACAAAACCTTGCCTGGTTTGGGAACAAATGTCCATCCCTCACTCGTGGGAGTCAGCCTATTAGAGCAAAACTCCATCAAGTGAGCATGTTTACGATAAACTGCTTCCGATTTAAAACCCAAACGGGCCATGTCACGGACCCAAGGGAAGCGGTCTTTCTCAACATGCTTCATCGCATTATCATCACCCTGCACCAGCATTCGTAAGGATTGTTTAATTTCATGAATGTTTTTGCCGGTGTAATCATGATAGAGTGATAAGTGCATGCAAGCATTAAGAATAGAGTTCATGAGTGAAGTATAAGGATCACCAGATTTACGTTGCCCGTCAGCAAAGTACTTCCAGCCGTTAAGGGTGGTGCCGTGGGTATCGATATTTGCTTTCATCATAGCGATAACCGCTCGGGGTGCACCAAACTTTTTGCACAACCAAACCTCATACTCCAACCATTCTCTACAAACTGACGCGTCAAAAGTGCCTATGTCATCCTCTAAATAAGAACCAGGCAATGACATTAAACAAGCGGCCGCGTCAGTAGATGTGACACCGCTCGTAAAGCAAATGAAATTATTACTTGTCCAGACCCTCTTAAGTCGACCCTGACAGCCGACCATCCAAGGCCCAACAGTACAAGTAAAACGGGGTTGTGCAATTCCTTGTATCAAACGGCACGCTTTATAAGTTAATCCAGCAGGGGTCCTATGGTTAGTATTTTCTACCTTGACAAAGGCGCTACGCTTAGTATATTGGCGCAGCTCACCCTTGTTATATCTCGTATGGCAATCGAAACCACCTGCTTTCATGCGTGCAAACTCTTCTTCAATCATCCTCTTGACTGAAGGACTGGCATTTGAGTTTTCTACGTAACTTTCGTTTGAAACTTGCTGTACATTCGTCATTCCGGGGAATATATGTTTGTGGTTTTGTTTAAGCCAGCGTATCTTTTGTCGGACGAAGCCAACATCGACAACCGGCGTTTGACATAAAACGCGACCACGTAATGCCTGTGCTTCATTGTGCGCATTAGAAGCATAAGCAATTGGACGATATCCTCCGGACCCAATCCCAGCCAATTGTTGTACTTGGGATGGTTTTATATGATCATGGGGAAATTTTGTAAATGGTGCAACTCGGGTGATTGCGGCTACGTTTAAGGGCCGCTGAGGTTTTGACTTGGCAAAGCAGTTCTCCAAAGGAAAACTCCTCAAAGCTCTCCAAGCCATCGCATTAGTAGTCATTGCGAACCAACGGCACCCGATAAGGTCGAGTCCAACTACGGCCGAAAAAATCATAAACTTTTCCAGCAATTCCCAACCACAAGAAAACAATGCCACCAGTTAAAAAGACTGGGGCGGCAATGTGTAACGAGGCGACACCAAAGCAAGCCGCACTAATGAGGTCACTGCCGGCCCACAAAGTGGATCTAGAGACGGCTATCTCATGTACGACTGAATTTAGAGCTTGTTGTTCAGACCAATACGCTACATAACAGTACATTGGCACATACATGGCCGCCGTAACTGCACTCTCAGGGGTGGGGAATTGTATCTGTCGCATCGCATGTTTCGTTTTAGCAACAGACACTAAGAAGGATTCGAGTTTGTCATCGTGACTCGTGTGCGCCCAATATTCGGATATGGTACCAACCAAAGCAGCGGGGAGGCGGACTGTTGTCAATTCGCCTTTTAAAAACATCCCATATTTTTGACTATCGGGATGCCCCTTAAGATGTTGGCTCCAAAAACCACGAAATTGGCCAATAGGCACAATATAGTCTCGGAATTCACACTGGTACTTACACACGCCTGGGTCATTAAAATAACCCTCACAAGCATCCTCAACTTCAACAAAAATTGGACGTTGAACCTGGGGAACGTTGGGTGGACGTAAACCAACCCAAGGTTGGTGAATCGGTCCAGCAACTGGAGCTCGAATAATTTGAGCTAAGGGCAAAGGTTGCATCACAGGACGATTTTGAGGAACCTGTGGTGGCGGATTCACTACTTGTGGACGTGGAGAAGGTGGCACAGCATGCTCATGCCCAAAAGGGCCATAAACAGCACCAGCGTTTGCTTCACCATTGCCACCCAACGGAGCTTGCGGAATTGCTCTATCTGCCCCCTTATATACGCCGGGAGCCTCAACTTTAAGAGGACCGGGGTTCGGGACATATTGATAGGCATTTGTATTATTCGCCTTCTGCTCCAAACGGTGCCCAGCAAATTTGGCACCAGTCTTGGGTTTAAAATTCTTTTGTGAGAACTCAGGAAACAACTCAGCAATCTTAGCATTTTTAGCTGAGTTTCTCACATGTGCAATGGGTGATACACCATGAAAAGCCGGGGCGGGTGAACCGGCAGGCATTACCCGCAAAACTTCCTTTTTCTTCCAGACTTGCTTTTGCGTCCCAAGACGCGCAGCAACGCGAACCCAATGTTTCGCGTTTGTCTCTTTCTTGCTGGTGGATTGCGACTGTCCTTGTCGCCGACTTCCAACCAGGGGAGGCACGGTGGGGGCCGAGCCAGAAGGGAGCCCCCTTAACACTTTGTAGCTCTCCGTGCGAGCATAGGTCGACTTTGCCGTTAGGCCATCACTGTCAACCGACGCGATCTCAGCATTCACAGACGTAGCTTTCGACTTTGCGGCTTGCTAAGCCTCACAAACCAAGTTACAAACGAGGCAGTGGAAAAGGCACCTCAACGGCACCAAGAAGAAAGGGAATGAGAGACAATGACATTTGTATTAATAAAAGAGTTGGCAGCCTGGACCCGTCGTCGTATTCGGCACATCCAACTCCCCACAAACATCACGTTGCTAAGCTGTGCCACTCACAATGAGCACATTAGTAAATCCTTTTACGAAGCAACTAGCGTAGGGGTACTCAAGCGACTCAAAATGACTACTTCCGGAACAGCTTCATTACGCTGACGAAGGCGACAAAGTCGCATCACCCTCAATTGAGGCGGTGAGTCTATAGAGTCGAACCACGAGTATCTACCCGATGAAAGGCGCAACACACCCGGTTCCCGGTGTGTTGGAAGAACAACCCCGC